TTGCTTTTTTATGAAGATCTTTTTAGACACAGCAGATGTTTCAATGATTAGTCCAGCATATGAGACTGGACTATTAGATGGAGTTACTACAAATCCAACTTTAATTCTTAAGAGTGGTAGGCAACTTCAAGAAGTTATTGAGGAAATATCAAATTCTTTTTCAAACCTAGAAAGCATTTCTGCTGAGGTGGTTGCAGATACTGTCGAAGAAATGCTTTCACAGGCACAACAATTTTATTCAATTGCCCCTGCAGTTACCATTAAAGTTCCTTGTACTGTAGAAGGACTTAAGACTTGTAAGTTTCTTTCTGATAAAGGAATTCAAGTTAATGTAACTCTTGTGTTCTCAGTCGCTCAGGCAATTCTTGCATCTAAAGCAGGAGCAACATTCATCTCACCTTTCGTTGGTCGTTGGATGGACAATTCTGTAGATGGAATTGAACTGATTAAAAACATTCGTAAGGCATTTGATTATTCGGGAACATCTACACAAATTCTTGCAGCATCTCTTCGTGATGTAAGACAGGTAGAACAATCTGCTCTTTGTGGTGCTGATGTAGTTACAATTCCTCCAGTTGTATTCTGGGCAATGTATAAGAACATTATGACTGATAAAGGTTTAGAACTCTTTCAGAAGGATTGGGAATCTGTTCTAGATAAGAAAGATGAAATCTGAAGAACAGTGTTGGCATTTTGTGATGTCATCATTTTCTAGATTGTATGGTGTTAAGAGAGTTATAAGTGAAGAAAAGTTTCATGAGATTGCACTGCAATGGTGTGATGATCATAATTATGTTTGTGATATTCACTTGGATAGTTTAACAAAAGTGGATATGTATTTTAGAAAAATTTACGAGGATTGGGAAAAATGAGAGTAGGATTAATTGGTTTAGGGAGAATGGGGGAAGGTATGTCTCGCCGAATGATGAAGGCGGGTATAGAAGTTTGGGGTTATCGTAGGAACTATGAAAAGGCGCAAGAAGCATACGAAAACGGATATGTTAATGGTGTTACAACTTCTATACAAAGCCTTGCTCAAGTAGTAAAACATACTCAGAGTGGAGTATCAGACAAATACGGACCAGGCATCTTCATGATGGTAGTTCCTGCCGAAACAGTAGAGGAGACGATTAATGAGTTACTACGATATTGTGGTGAAGGAGATATTATTATTGATCATGGCAATAGCAATTTTAAGGACAGTCGGAAACGGGCAGAACGACTTGCAAAGCAGGGCATCCAGTATATTGATTGCGGCACTAGTGGTGGTGTTTACGGTTTGGATCGTGGATACTGTCTTATGGTTGGAGGTGGAGATACTGCAGTCGCCACTTGTTCGCGCATTTTTAATGCACTCTCCCCAGGAATTGACGCTGCCCCCAGGACTCAATTTGACTCGGACATAACTTCTGCGGAACATGGTTGGCTTCATTGTGGTGGTCCAGGTGCAGGACACTTTGTAAAGATGGTGCATAATGGTATTGAGTATGGTATTATGCAGGCATACGCAGAAGGATTTAACATTATTAAGAACGCTAATGCAGGTGCTCAGTATGTTAGAGAAGGTGACGCAGAGGTTGCCCCAATGGCAGATCCAGAATCCTATTGCTATGATATTGACGTTGCTGAGGTTGCTGAGTTATGGCGTCGTGGTAGCGTGGTTGGGTCTTGGTTACTCGATCTTACTGCTGATGTGTTACGCAGGGATGGTAGCCTTAAACAGTTCTCTGGAGGTGTATCCGACAGCGGTGAGGGTCGTTGGACTGTTTCTGCCGCTGTGGATCTGGGGGTTCCCGCTCCTGTCATTACTACTGCCTTATTTGAAAGATTTAACTCACGCAATCTCGGATCGTTCGGAGCAAAAATCTTGAACGGAATGAGGTTTATGTTTGGAGGACACCGCGTTAGATAAAATGATCACTTCAGAAACTTCTTATAAACTCGCAGAAATTATTAGAGATACTTGGCCAGGTCTTTACAGAAAACCAGAACCATCCTATAATGTGGAAAAGCAATTAAATGATGAACGAATACTGGATCGTAACGGAAAATAAGACAGGAAGGATTATCGCTCATTGTGGAGACATTAATGATGCGATTATGATGGTTGCGTTTGAACCCGATAAAAGATCTTATAGTCGTCAACGATTTATTCTGGATCAGGTGATTGATATTTCTTCAACCACTGATAAACAACTACCAGGTCAAATTGGATTACCTGCAGTACAAGACTTATGCATTCCACAAGGTCAAGGAGAACCTGTGGTTGTATGAACCACCGTAAATATAAACAATTAGAGAATCTTAAAAAGAAAAAAATGTATACACCTGAGGGTTATCTTAAAGATCCCCCAGATGAAAAATGTCCATACTGTGGGGAATCTAAAAAATCTTGCTCTTATGTGAATAGTCTAAGTCGTGCTTGGGCAAGGAGTGCTTGTAAGAAGAAGCACAATAAATAAATGTAAGTCGCAGTAACTTATGGGACCTCTACATTCTCCAAAAGAATACTTGTTTAATTTACATACAACAAGTTCTGGGGAGGCAAAACGAATGTGGAGGCAAAACATAAAAGAGGAATGGGGACATCAATGTGCCTATTGTGGATCGGAAGAGAATCTCACAATCGACCATGTGATTCCACAATGTAAAGGTGGATTAGATGTTACAAAAAACGTAGTATGCTGCTGCCACGATTGTAACCAGTCAAAGGGTCATGAGCACTGGAAACTATGGTATGTTCAACAAGATTTTTATAGTGAAGAAAGATTTGATAAGATAGAGGAATGGATGAAACCAGATCCTCCAACAAATCTTTATGCTTATCGCCCAAGACGTAATAATGTTACTTGAATAAATAAATCAAAGGCAGTAAATACTGTTTTTGTGGTATATACCGAATGTAATAAATGTCAACTCCGATCAGGATTAAACGCTCTGCTGTTCCTGGTAAAAGACCTACAGTAGATCAATTATTAAATGCAGAATTAGCCTACAACACTTATGATGGTGAGCTGACTGCGAAAAGAGAACGTCCTGGAATCGGCACAGATATTATTCGCATCGGTGCAGGAGCAACAGTTACAAATGTCATCTATGTCACAAGAGACGGAAACGATACAAACACAGGACTCAAACTCGGAGACGCAAAAGCAACCATTGCAGGAGCAGTTGCAATCTCAACAGCAGGTTCCGTTATTAGAGTTAGTGCTGGATCTTATGTAGAAAATAATCCAATTGATATTCCCAATCAAGTTAGTATTGTTGGTGATAGTTTAAGAGAGGTTTCAGTTACTCCACAGAATCAAGGAGACCTTTTTTATGTTGGGAATGGAAATTATATTGCCGAAATGTCATTTGTAGGATCTGCAAACACTGGCGCTATTTTTGCATTCAATCCCAACAAACCAGTTTTTAATAATCAGTCACCTTATATTCAAAACTGTACAAACTTTATTCCAAACAGTATTGGAATGAAGATTGATGGTAGATATTCTATTGGACCAACCAAGTCAATGGTTCTTGACTCATATACACAATACAATCAGGGTGGTATTGGAGTTTCAATTACTAATGAAGGATATGCTCAGTTAGTTTCACTTTTCACAATTTGCCCAGACACTGCAGTCTTCTGTGGAACTGGTGCTGCTTGTGATCTAACAAACTCTAATGCATCATTTGGTAACTATGGTCTTGTTGCTGATGGTGTTGGTCCCAGAAAATATACAGGAATTATAACTCAAGCAGCAGAAGCAAATAGTGATGTATTTACTTTAAACTTAAATGTACCAACTTATAATGTATCAAATGCTGTTTATGATAACGTAAGTGGTGTTACGACAATCACTACTTCTGCAAATCATAACTTTTCTGTTGGTATGGGAGTCACGATTGCTGGACTTGGATTTACTTGTCCATCTGGACCAGGAATTGTTACATATCCAAGTGGCAATTATGGTTATGTGTTTGAGGTTCAGTCAGTTCCTGCAGCAAATCAACTGGTGGTCAACGTTGGTCCTTCAACGTTGCCTCATACTTATGTTTCTGGAGGAACTGTAAAGATCAATGTTGTAAGACCTTTTGATGGTCAGGTTGTTTACTTTGATGACTTATATTATACAGTTAATAAAATTAGAGTTAGTGCTGGTGGAACTGGGTATAATTCAAGTCCAGTTGTTACAATTTCTGCACCTTCAACTGATTGGGGAGTTCAGGCAACAGCAGTCGCAGAAGTTTCAAATGGTTCTGTAACTGGAATTGAAATTGTCTCAAGTGGAAGAGGTTATGCGACGACACCAACAGTTACAATTGCTGGTCCTGATGTGGGAATAAATACATCAACAGCAACTTTAGAATTACTTCCAACATATTATTCTGTCATAAGTTCAACTCCAGTTTCTTCTGGTATTTGTACAATTACTGTGAGTGATAATGTTCCTTATGCAGTTGGTGTTGGTTCGACTGTTCCATTTTTTAAGCAAAGTAGAGTATTAGCATCAGGGCATTCTTTTGAATATATTGGTTCTGGTACAAATATTAATAATGCTCTTCCTGCTCAAGGTGGTGTTCCAATTCAAGATAATGAAGTTGATATGAGAAATGGTGGTCTTGTAGTTTTCACAAGCACGGACCAATCAGGAAACTTTAGAATCGGTGATGGTGTAGTTGTTAATCAAACTACAGGAACAATTTCTGGAACATTTTATTCGAAGAGTTTATTCTCTACAATGACACCATTCATTCTAGCACTAGGAGGAGAATAATAGAATGGCACTAGCACTTAATGTATTTAAAACAGTCACCAAAGTAGCAACAACAAATGCTGTAGGGATTTATACTGCTCCTGTAGGATATACTGGCGTAGTTCTTTTAGCGCAGGCAACAAATATTGGTAGTGGAACTCAAACAGTTTCTTTTTCACATCAAAGAACAACTGCAGGAATTGCAGTTACGACTGAAATTTTGAAAGATTTTCCAATTTCTGCAAGTGATAGTGCAAATCTTCTTTCGGGTAAATTGGTTCTTGAATCTGGTGATGTTCTTGTTTTATCTGCAAGTAGTGGAACTGATATTAAATTTTTAGGAAGCATTCTAGAGACACTCAACTAAAATGGCAAAGTACACCAGCGGTAGACAGAAAAATTTAAAGGTTGGACTTACATCTTATAGTGAAAATTTAAGTTCACTTGAGGTTATTGGTGCTGCTGTTTTTACTGGAGAAAGTTCTGGGGAACTTGTAAGAATTAGTCAAATTGGAACGGGACCTGCTTTTCTTGTAGAAGATAGTGCAAATCCTGATGTAACACCTTTTGTAATTACAAAAGAGGGTAAAGTTGCAATTGGTGTTGCTGCTGGTGGAATTAGTACTAGTTATAAGTTGGAGGTTGATGGTGGGGATATTAGATTTGTTACTGGAAGTCAAGGTGATTTAATTATTAGTCATTCGAACTTAGTATCTAATATTCGATCTGCTGGAACAGTACAACTTGGTTTAGGTGCGAATGGTGGAGATACCATTCGTATCAACTTAGATAATAATGTTGGTATTGGAACCACAACTCCAACATCAAAACTTTATGTTGTTGGGGATGGATATTTTACGGGTATTATAACTGCCTCTTCATTTGGTGGTAATGCTTTAAGTGCAACTTATGCTTCTACTTCTGGTATAGCAACTTACGCTACAACATCAGGAGTATCAACCTTCTCTGGATACGCTAATACCTCTGGATTCTCTACGTTCTCTGGTTACGCTAATAATTCTGGTTTAAGTACTTATGCTACAACATCAGGATTCTCTACGTTCTCTGGTTACGCTAATAATTCTGGTTTAAGTACTTATGCTACAACATCAGGTGTTAGTACTTATGCTACAACATCAGGATTCTCTACGTTCTCTGGATATGCTAATAATGCTGGTTTAAGTACTTATGCTACAACATCAGGTGTTAGTACTTATGCTACAACATCAGGATTCTCTACGTTCTCTGGTTACGCTAATAATTCTGGTTTAAGTACTTATGCTACAACATCAGGATTCTCTACGTTCTCTGGATATGCTAATAATGCTGGTTTAAGTACTTATGCTACAACAGCAGGTGTCGCAACGGCACTTCAAAACGCAAGAACATTCCAAATTACTGGAGATATTATTGCATCTCCAATAAGTTTTAATGGTACTGGTAATGTATCATTAGCGGCAACCATTCAACCTAATAGCGTTGCTCTTGGAACTGATACATCTGGTGATTATGTAGCAAACATCACTGGAACATCAAACCAAATTACAGTTACTTCTGGAACAGGTGAAAGTTCAACACCAACATTAAGTCTTCCAAGTAATTTAGTTGTTCCTCAGGATTTAACAGTTACAAGAGACCTTCAAGTCAATCGTAACTTAAACGTCACTGGAAATATTACGATTGGTGGAACAACTGCATTTATTAGTGTTCAAGAATTAGTTGTTACTGATCCAGATATTATTCTTGGATATAGAACTGATGCATTTGGTAATGATATTTCAAATGATACTACTGCCAATCACGGTGGTGTTGCTCTTGCATCCACTGAAGGTAATCCATTAGTTGATTTGTTTATCACTGGTATTGAAACAGCACCTGCCACATATAAGAAAATTATGTGGTTTAAGTCTGGTACTTTTAGTGGACTTGGTACTGATGCTTGGTTAGTTAACTATGCAGTTGGTATTGGTAGCACTCAATTCCCAACAGGAACCAGATTAGCAGCAGGATCAGTTCAGTTTACTGAAAATGATTTAGCAGTTGTAAGAAATATTAATGCTTCTGGTGTTGTTACAGCATCAAGTTTCTCTGGTAATGCTTCAAGTGCTACTTATGCCACTTCAAGTGGTATAGCAACTTATGCTACAACATCAGGTGTTAGTACTTATTCTGGAGTATCTGGATTCTCTACGTTCTCTGGATATTCTAATACCTCTGGATTCTCTACCTTCTCTGGATACTCCAATGTAGCAGGTATTGCTACTTATGCTACAACATCAGGTGTTAGTACTTATTCTGGAGTATCAGGATTCTCTACCTTCTCTGGATACTCCAATGTAGCAGGTATAGCAACTTATGCTACAACATCAGGAGTATCAACCTTCTCTGGATACGCTAATACCTCTGGATTCTCTACGTTTTCTGGATACTCCAATGTAGCAGGTATAGCAACTTATGCTACAACATCAGGTGTTAGTACTTATTCTGGAGTATCAGGATTCTCTACGTTCTCTGGATATGCTAATAATGCTGGTTTAAGTACTTATGCTACAACATCAGGAGTATCAACCTTCTCTGGATACGCTAATACCTCTGGATTCTCTACGTTTTCTGGATATGCTAATAATGCTGGTTTAAGTACTTATGCTACAACATCAGGATTTTCTACCTTCTCTGGTTACTCTACAACAGCAGGTGTTAGTACTTATGCGGTTACTGCTGGAGTATCTACAAGTGTCATAGGCGGCATAGGTTCTATAACACAACTCCAAGTCACTGGGGTTTCTACCTTCACTGACGGACCTGTATTAATTGGTTCTGGAACCTCAACAGGAACTGCAACACAAAGACTTCAAGTTACTGGTGGTGCTTATGTTTCCGGTAATACTGGTATAGGAACCACAAATCCAACTTCTAAACTTTATGTTGATGGTGATACTTATATTACTGGTATTTTAACTGCGAATAGAATTTTTAGTTCTATCTATGGAGAATTTACTGGAGGATCTATTTCTGGTAGTAATATTGTAGGAACTTCTTTATCTATCTCTGGAATTTCTACTTTAGGAACAGTACAAATATCTTCTGGTGTTGTAACCGCAACAACATTCGTAGGTTCTCTTACAGGAACTGCAACATCAACAACTAATATTCCAAATCTCACTGGAGATATAACATCTAGTAATACTGCAACAACATTAGCAACTGTTAATAGTAATGTTGGAACTTATGGTGATGTAGGAGCAATTCCATCAATTACAGTTAATGCAAAAGGACTTGTAACTGGTGTAACAACTGTTGCTCCAAATAACGGACAACTTTCTCTTGGTGTTTCTGGAACTGGACTTTCTGGTTCTGCTACATTTACTGCAAATCAATCAGGTTCTTCTACGTTTACAGTAACTTCTAATGCAACCGATGTAAATACTTCATCAACAATTGTTGCTCGTGATGCATCTGGTAATTTTAGTGCAGGAACAATTACTGCCAACCTAACAGGAACTTCTACTACTGCAACTAATCTTGCAGATGCTGCAAATATTACAACAGGTACTATTAATTCCGCAAGATTAAGTGGAACTTATAGTATTGATATTACTGGTAATGCTACTACTGCTAATTATGCTACTAATGCGGGTATAGCAACTTATGCTACTAATGCGGGTATAGCAACCTATGCTACCTCAAGTGGTATTGCTACTTATGCAACCGCAGCAGGAGTTTCAACTAACCTAA